GTCGAACACGCCGAGGCCATGAACAAAGCCAAGGCCAACATCTACATGTGCATCAACCCTGTCGATCCGATCAGCCCGATCCCGGCAGGCAAAGCCGCCAAGGACACAGACATTCTGGCAGCCTTCTACTGCTTCGCAGATGCAGACACAAAAGGCGCAATGGAAAACATCATGTCTTTTGCTGGCCCCAAATTCACAATGTCGGTCAAGACAGGCACAACGCCATTCTCCAGAGGCCATGCATATTGGGAGCTGGAAGAGCCATGCAAAAACATGGACGCATGGCGGGATGTGCAAAAGTCCATAGCAGCCAGCCTGCAAACAGACGCGGCAGTCATCAACCCAAGCCGCATCATGCGCGTGGCAGGCACAGTCTCTTGGCCCAACCAAAAGAAGCAAGACAAAGGCTACGTCCCAGAGCTGGTCACAATGCGCACAGAGTTCACAACAGATCGTGACCCGCAGCCAATGGAACGCATGATGCGTGCATTCCCAAAGGCAGAGCAGAAGCCTGCTAGCACAATCAGCATAGACTTGGGTCAGCAAGCAATGGACAGGCAGCTGGTCACGCAAAACGTGCTAGCGGGTGACGATTGGCACATAAATATGGTGCGTTTGGTTGGGTCATACGTCACGAAAGGATTGTCAGACGAAGAGATCCACGCCATCACAGACAGCTTCACGCTCGCAGGGTATGATGTGAACGACACCAGACAAGAAGTGCAGAAGGCCATAGACGGCGCAAGGAACAAGGGATGGACACCGCCGCCAGATCCAGTGCAGGAACGCATGGAGCAGCAGAACACAGCCCTGGCAGACAACGACGAGCAATCGTGGCCCACGCCATACAACATGTTCAACGCTCTCACGCTGCCGCGCAGGGAGTGGGTGTATGGCTACGACTACATCAAGAAGTACATCAGTGTGACAGCCTCGGCAGGCGGCATTGGTAAGACAAGCGCAATCATTGTGGAAGCCATAGCAATCGCAACAGGCAAAGACCTGCTCGGCGTGAGCGTCAAGGAACAGACAAACGTCTGGATCATAAACCTTGAAGACCCGATCAGCGAAATGCAGATGCGCACAATCGCAGCCATGCAGCACTACAACATCAAGCCAGAGGACATCAAAGGCCGACTGTTTATGGATGGTGAGGACACCATGCAGATCACGCTGGCCGCAGAAAGCCGGGACGGCCTCATCACAAACGACGATCTGCTGGCGCACATCACACGCAAGGTCAAAGAAAACAACATCGGCGTGATCATCCTTGATCCATTCGTGTCAGCACACTTGGTCAACGAGAACAACAACGGCAGCATACAAGCAGTCGTTGCCATGCTGCGCAAACTGGCACGCGACACAAACAGCTCAGTCCAGCTCGTACATCACATAAGAAAAGGCAACGGTGACGATGCAACGATTGACAGCGTGAGAGGTGCAGGATCGCTCATCGGGGCAGCCCGGGCAGCCAGAGTGATCAACAGGATCACACCAGACGATGCAATGGCGCTCGGTGTAGACGAACACGAAGCACTCGGCATATTCAGAGTTGATGACGGCAAGGCAAACCTCGCACCGCCATCAGACAAGGCAGTCTACAGACGTATGCAGTCAGTAGAGATCGCAAACGGAGAGCATATAGGTGTCGCCACAGAGTTTAAGCTGCCAGACCTGTTTGACGGCGTGACAGCCGATAATGCCAGAAACGTACAGAAGCTCGTCAGCGAGGCAGAGGCCAATCAAACGCCGTACAAGGCAAACGTGCAGGCCAAGCAGTATGTCGGGCATGCTGTGGCAGAAGAGCTGAAGCTGGACATGGACAAGCCCGGGGACAAGGCGAAGGTCAAGGCAATCGTTAAGCAGTGGATGAAAACAAACGTCCTCAAAGCAGCAGAGATGTACGACAAAAGACAGGGCAGAGATGTCCAGTGTGTGGTTGTCGGGGAGATGATTAGATGGGACGAAGTGTAATGCCTTATCCTCACCTTCCTCACCTTAAAATCCAAGGTGAGGAAGAGGTGAGGAAGTGAGGAAAAAAGCGCCCTAAATTCTTCCTCCTCACCTCCTCTATGTATATGCATAGAGGTGAGGAGGGGAAGTGAGGGCTTCGGTTCAAGGTGAGGAAGATTAGTGAGGATTGAAAGATGAAGCAGACCAAAAGACAAAAGAAATCGGATCGCATACTGCATGGCAATCAGAACAAAGATGCCATCATGTGTGATTACGCAGTTGCCCCGGTTGACAGGCTGGTGACAGAGATGGATCGAAAGTGGGGAGTGGACAGGCTGCCCGAGCTGGTGAGCGTTGAGATGGCGCAGAAGTATGGCAGTGCGGTTGCCAAGATGAATGCAGCGATTGCGGACAATGATGTTGAGGAGAGCAGGAAGCGCTGTGAGGTCGTTGTGCGGGGGTTGCATGCGATGGATGCAGAAGCCGAGCGTGTGGGTGCTGAGAAGGCGTGTACGGATGTCTGGGAGGTTGAGGTGGATGGCGAGTTGTTCGGGATCATGCGTGACGGTAGAGGCTGGCGTGCCATCAAAGAACAGCGGCCTGAGCTAGAGCTGTTGACGCTGCGAGAGGTTGCGCTGGCTTATCGTTACTTTCGGGAGCATTGGATGGGTGAGCTGGAGAAGGCTGCCAAGCAATCGTTCCCCGGCGCAGAAATGATCGACATCAAGGGAAAAACATTTGATGATCCTATTCCATTCTGATAGCGTGGTGGCACTTGATAGCGCAGAGCTTTACCCATTTCCTTCTGCGCAATCTGCCTCACTGAACTGGCCCAGCATTGCGCTGGGCCTTTTTTGTGGTACAGTTGCAAAAAGACATTGAGGGATAACATGGCAAAGAAACCTGTAAAGATTGACGCAGACCTGATGCACAAGATTGCAGACAGGTTGGCTATTGGTGAAACGCTGAAGGACATATTGAAGTCCAGCAACATGCCGACATACCAAGGCGTGATGCAGGCTGTGCTGCGAGATGAAGAGCTGTACGAGATATATCGTCGGGGTCGCGTGATGCAGAGCGAGTACCACACAGACCAGATCATCAAGCTGGCACAAGAGCCGTTGCCTGCGTTTGAGGATAACAGGCTAGCCAATGCAGAGGTGCAGCGGCGCAGGCTTGAGATCGACAGCTTGAAGTGGACGCTAGCACGCAACATGCCGTGGGGTGTACGCGACAAGAAAGAGGATCAACCGCAAGCCCAGACGTTTACAATCAGTTGGGCTGGCGGTGATGTTGCTGTCAATCCAATGGTTGATGAAGAGCAAGAAGACAGCAAGCAGGCGACGAAGCATTGATGTCAAATTATGTGTATACGACACATCTTGACGTTGACAGCTACGCGCGTGAGCCGGGCTGGCTGGACTGCCTCGGAGCCGGGGCGATCAGGCAGGGCAACCACTACATCTTGTGGTTTGCATTTACTGCATGGCTCGGTCTGATATTTTCTGTAGCAATAACAAAGGCTTACAAAAGTTTTAACATAATAGCTATTATACGACTGGCAATAAGCTATGCATTTTGCGCAACCCGGCACCCCCACCCCCCGAAAAACCGCCCGCCGCTATATGCGTATATAACACCTATGGGAGCGGGATGTTGATTGAGCCTCTGACTGCCGAACAGCATGCACTCCTAAACCACCTAAGCGCCTTACGCCACGGCATCCTCGTATCACCCTCGGTGTCAAAGCAGCTCGAATGCGCGGTGTTGCTTATTGATGTATACGAGGCTATCTTGGAGAAACACGGGATACTGATTTACGAAGATCAGGAAGAGGTCACAGAGCATTGACGCATATTGAGATACCGTATGAGCCGAGGGAGTTGCAGTTAAAGCTGCACAACGAGATGTCGCAAAAGCGCTGGGGTGTTGTTGTCTGCCACCGCCGCTTTGGCAAAACGGTCTGGGCGATCAATCATATCTTGCGGGATGCCTTGATGTCGGCAAGAGACAACCCCCGGTTTGCCTATATGGCACCCACCTATCGTCAAGCGAAGAACGTAGCGTGGGATTATATAAAACAGTTTGCAGGCAAGATCCCGAATGTGAAGTTTCACGAGACTGAATTGCGGTGCGATCTGCCAAACGGCGCGAGAATATCGCTGCTTGGTGCTGAGAACCCAGACAGCCTGCGCGGTATTTACCTTGATGGCTGCGTGATGGATGAGGTTGCCGACATGCCAGAGAACGTGTTTCCTGAAGTGATCAGACCTGCGTTGTCGGATCGTAAGGGGTGGTGCGTGTTTGTTGGTACGCCGAAGGGGCATAATGCTTTCTTTGATAAGTATGAAGAGGCTGCGGGGAACCCAGATTGGTTGGCGGCTGTGTATAAGGCAAGCGAGACAGGCATTTTGGATGATGAGGAGCTTGAAGCTGCCCGGGTGATGATGACTGCCGATCAGTATGCGCAGGAATTTGAGTGTTCGTGGAATGCGAATGTTCCGGGTGCTGTGTATGGCAAGGAGATGGAAGCTGCGCAGATAAATGGTCGGATTACGAATGTTCCGTATGATCCGAGTGTTCGGGTTGACACATGGTTTGATCTGGGCGTTGGCGACAGCACTGCGATATGGTTTACGCAAACAGTTGGGCGTGCTATACATGTTATAGACTTTTACGAAGCCCGGGGTGAGGGTTTGCCTCACTACTGCAAGATTTTAACGAGCAAGGGGTATCTGTATGGGGATCACAATGCCCCGCATGATATTGAGGTTCGGGAGCTTGGGTCTGGGAAGAGTAGGAGAGAGGTTGCCTGGGATCTGGGGTTGAATTTTAGAGTTGTTCCTAAGTTGCCAGTTGAAGATGGAATACATGCGGCACAGATGCTTTTGCCGCGTGTGTGGTTTGATAGAGAGAAGTGCAAGCATGGCTTGGAATGTTTACGGCAGTATCACCGGGCGTATA